ATTACCTATCAACAGCAAAGGATGTTCCTATTGATACTAAAAAACAATATGCATCTCTTGTTTCACACTCTGGTAAAATATTAGATACTACTGTTGAAGATCCTGAAACAGGAAATCCAATCACATTTAAAAAATATATGGAAATATCAAACGATGGTGATGCACGCTATCCATTAACAGGAGACGGTTCGGGTGCAGCAGGTGTATTATATGGCAACTATCAGAACGCACAAAAACAAATAATCGATTTTGGAAAAACCATACAAGTACAAGTTGATGATGGGCAAGGTACAGGTGGTAGTCCAGCACTTACAGGGTCAAAGATGCCTTTTAGTCAAATGTCACCGCAAGAAGCTATAAAAGCCTTGCAAGAACGTATAGGAGAACTTCGTAGACTTGGGCCAGATATTAACGCACGTAGGCAGCAGCTTGGGCAACAAGGGCAATTTATGCCTACTCCTCAAGTGCCAATGGGTGGTGGTGGTTTTACATTAGGTTCAAATCAAGCACCTCAAACTGTTGATTACATGCAGCAACAAGGTGTCGCATTAACTCAACAAGAAGAACAAAGAAAAGCTGAACTTGCAAAAGCCGAGGCACAATTACAAGAACTACAAAATCAATTTGGAGTAAGATAATGGCAATACGCACAATGTCACTTGGTGAGGCTCTTGAAAATGGCTATGAAGTTATTGGGCCAGATCCAATTTACCGGGAAGAAGCAACAGGTTTTGAGACTGCTACAAGCATTGGTCTTGAAGTTGTACCTGCAATCCTTGGTGGTGTATTTGGCGGTCTTGCAGGTGGTGCAGGTGGATCTGCATTAGGTAACTACTTTTCTCAGCAATACCGCATAGGCAGAGGTTTACAAGATGAGGTTGGACTAGGAGAACTTGGAGCAGCAACTGCATTTGGTGCAGTACCTGTAGGTAGGCTTGCTGGTATGGGTACAGCAGGTAGAGTTGCAACACGAGGCGCACAGGGTGCAGCATTAGCTACAGGTGAGCTTGCTGCTAGGACATACATAGATGAAGACCGAGCGCCAACACAAGAGGAGATAGCAACAACTCTACTTTTTGGTGGTGTGTTTGGTGGTGGATTAGGTGCAGTGGAAGCTAAGTTTCTAAGTGATAATTTAGTTGAAGAAGCAACTGAGGGCATGACCCGGTTGGAACTTGTAAATAAAGTTAAGGAAAAAGTAGACGAAGCAGGTGGTGCAGAAAATTTTGAAGTGGGTAGACCAATAATTAATGCACTTGGCCCACGTAGATTAAGAGAAGTTTCGCAAGAAGGACTTGATGTAGAAGTACAACCTGGATTACCTCAACCAAGGACAGGAAGTGATGTTGTAATTGATATTACAGATACAACGCAATACGCAGAAGACTTGATTCAAAGACTAGAGAATAAGTTACTACTTGAAGCAGAAGGAGAGGTTTCCAAGATTGCACGATTAAAGGGGCAAGAAGTTACCAAAGAGGTTGCTGATTTACAGAATGCATTTGATACACAACTTGCAGAACAAGATGAAATATTTAAAGGAATTAATAATCAAATAAATCTTGGTGTACAGAAGATTGGTGATACTGATGCAATTAATAACATAAAACAAAGAATTGCTATTTTAGATAGCAGGCTTGGCAAAGGAACAGGTGCTAAGAAAGAAAGAGCAAAGCTACAGGCAGACCTTAAACGAATTCTTAAACGTAATAAGATGGATGTTCTTGATTTAGAGGATGCCATGCGTGCTAACCAAGGTGGTGCAGACCAACCAACCAAAGCAATGAACCTCAAGGATCGCCCAATGAAACAGGCAGATCCAATGAGTAAAGTTGAAAGGATGGCAGAAGAAAAACTTGGAAGTAATTACGAGAAGTTTATTAAGAATGTTAAGCAAGGAATGACTCGTGAGTTTGCACTTGGTGCAGGCGCTACAGGTGCAGTCACACTTGGTTTACTCTCAGACGATGAAGAAAACGAAATAAGTAGAGCAGGGTTCAGCCCTATGCTTTTGGCTTTGCTATTTGCTGGAGGTATGGGGGCAAGGCAGTTTAATAAATTTAAAAAGACCGCAGCGTTTAAGCGTACAAATGCACAAGCTAAAGCAAACCCAAGTAAGGTAGAACCAATCTTTGCAAAAGAAGCAAGAGTAGCTCAAGAAGCAGATCGAATATACAATTTACCTAGTAGGACTAGTAGAATGATAAAGGATGTAAAAGACATACTTGGTGATGTGCTTACTCCTATTTCACGCCAAGCGAAAAATATTGGCCCATTTGTGGCCAAGGCATTTCGTGATGTTGACTTAAAGGGTTTGAAAAGAAAAGCGCAGTTTAAAAAAGCTGCGCAACCATTTATATTGTCAGTAAATAAACTTCTTAAAAACGACAAAGTTGCATTGGAAAAATTTAATGATGACCTAAATACACAAAACTTTGATGGCATTAGAGAAATGCTAGATAAGAAAAATGTAATGCATAAATTAGGTAAAGAATTTCAAGACACCATTGATACCCTTGCAGCAATTAGAGCTTATGGTCGAGAAGAGGGTGGTATAGATGTTGGGTTTTTAGAAAACTATTTTCCTAGACAAGTTATGGACTACCCTTCGTTGAGAAAATTTCTTGATGAAGATCCAACTGCAAGAGAAGCAACTACATCAATTGACCAGGCATTTGCAAAGTATGCAGATGAACATGAAATGTCTATTGAGAATCTTACAAACCAAGAGCGTGCAGAAATTACAAGCAGAGTTCTTGCAGGTAGAGTACAATCTAATGCACCAGGTAATACAAAAGCTAGGTCAATCAATGATGTAGAACTGTATCAAAAAATTAAGGGTGCATATGCAAAACCTTTAGATGCTCTTGATAATTACATTGATTCAATAGTTGATGCTGTAGAGAAAAGGAAATTCTTAGGCCAAGTAAAAAGTAAGAGCGCCCCAAATGTTGGCATGGAAGGTAGTTTGGATACAAGCCCATTGGCAGACTTAGGGATGCGTGCAGACATTAGCGACACGCTTGCTGATAAAGTTGCAAAGGACATGCTCAAAGGGCAAGAGTACTCAGAGCAAGACATACAGAAGTTAAGGTCGTTAATACAATCACGATTTGGAGGTGTACCTGTATCACCTGCAATACAAGGTTTGAAGAATGCTAACTATATCCAGGTGATGACAAACTTTGGATCTGCGGTAACACAGTTTGGCGATCTTGGTTTTTCTGCACATTTTAATGGCATGGATAATACCTTCAAGAGTTTGTTTAATCGTAAAGATGTTTACGACTTTACAGATAGTATAGGCTTGAGTGGTAAGGATTATGATACGACAAGTGGGTCTGCATTTTTGGGTAAAACACTTGATACATTATTTACTGCCACCGGGTTAAAGAAAATTGACCAGCTTGGTAAGAATACTTTTATGAATGCTGCGTGGAGAAAGTACCATAAGTTAGCAAAGAAGGACACCAAGGCATTAGCAGATGAATTGACTCCATACTTTGGCAAGCAAAGAGCAGATGAGATTTCCATTGCAGTAAGAGATAATGCACCAAATTCAAAGTCTGTACCATTAGAAGTTGAGGAGTTGGTATTCCACAAATTACTTGATGTTGCACCAGCAACCGCAAGTGAAATGCCTGCGTTATATACTCGTATGGGTAAGGGTAGAATATTTTACATGCTCAAGTCATTTACAATAAAGCAACTTGATACCTATCGAGAGGCAGGTGCTAGTGAAATATACAAAGGCATAAGTAAATACAATTCTGCAACAACAAGTAGTGAGAAACTAGCTGGTGCTAAACAAGCAGGTAAAGGTTTAGCAAAACTAACACAACTTGCAGCAATATTTGCAGCAGCTAACGCAAGCACCGATGTTATTAAAGATACTCTAGCAGGTAGACCAACAAAGAAAGATGAGTTATTAGAAAATAATATATGGAAACTCTTTGGATTAAATAGGTACACATATTATAACGCTAAAAGACAAGGAGTAGGTAAAGCTACTGCTGAGTTAATGCTACCACCAACAGCTATATTTGACCGAATGTGGACAGATGTGTCATCAATTTATAGTGGTGATGAATACAAAGGTGCAATGCTACAAGGTACACCATTAGATTTAATTTATTGGCGATACCTCGGAGGACTTGACAAAATCAACAACTCCAATTAACCTATTCAATACAAAAGGGCCGTAGTAATCCCTAGAGTTAGTTGGCAGGAGTGCCAGCGCCAAAGCCACCTTCGGGTGGCTTTTTTGTGCCTATAGGTCAGTAAAAGAAAAAGTTAAAATAAATGTTGACTTATGTATTCCTTTAAGCATTTATTGTTTTTATTGACAGAGTAAACTAGGCATGAGAGTCACTTCCTCTAAAAAGTGCATAATAAAAAATACTAAATAAAAATATGGATACTAAAATAAAAGGATTGGCAAATAGGGTAGATCAGTTACAAGTTGACTCGAAGTTAACACATACCCCACGTAAATTGAACAATAACATAACTTTAAATTATATACCTGCACCAAAACAGGTAATATCAATTAGCGAACTTATCTACGCATACAAAGATTGCGAGTCCACACTTTTCCAATGCCCGTCATGGAAGACCAAGAGAAACTGCATATCTAATTTTAGATATGTATTGAAGATCCTTGGCATGACAGAGGATATGGATACTAGGTATCTTGGTGGTAGGCATCCTAAGAGTGGCTTGGTAATTCCAAAGCACTACTTGCAGGTACACCCGGAAGGGAACGAGAGAATGCGTAGTGCTAAGTCCTTATTTTCTAAGGGCATGGTGGAGTGGTATGATGAGCAGGGCATTGAGACATGCCACATGGCTAATTGGACTAGCTTGGTGGTAAAGGCCAAGCCATGCCAAGCATTCGTTCCAACGAATGAAATCAACCAAGTCATTGCTAAGTGCGAGGAGAAGAGGTTTGAGCATCCTGAGTTCTATAAAGCGTACTTGCTTGCCTATGGGCTTGGCTTGAGGAACTCAGAAATGAGGCGAGCGAAGTGGAGTGACCTTTACCAAGACATGGATGGTAACTGCTTAATTAGAATCCATAAGCCTAAATCTGGTGGTGAGTTCCAGGATAGACCATGTGACGCACACTATTGGAACAAGATCATAGACTTGCGTAACTTCCATGATAACATAATCCAAGCAAGCGAAAAAGTAATTCGTGAAGGATTTGCACAATTTTTGAAAAAGGAATGCGGAGTAAAGGAACGACGTGCAGTTCACTTACTACGTAAATACTGCGGACATCGATTGATGCGTGGTAATGATATATACAGTGCGAGTAAAGCGCTAGGTCATAGCGACACGAAGATTACAGATCAGATATATTCTGGTTTACCAACGATACGAGCTACCAAAGTAGGGTAGCACAATTAACATTTGCCCATAACCACAAATAAAAAACAAATAATTCAACTACAAATGACTACAAATATAACTACAGTTATTAATGGTATAGAAATAAAAACAATGGGTGACGGGGTAGTCGAGGTATACTCTGACCGCCCAAGCATGGTAAGGATAAAAGACTTAGTCGAGATCCTTACTTCAACTGAAACTTCAGTGGCATGTGAAACTCATGATTGTTCTCCTCAATTGCTTTACAACCAGCACGCAGAACTAAGTCGTAGAGTTGAGCCTGCATAAGTCCTGTATCATCTGACAGGGTTTTAATAGTTTTTCTAACGCTTGAATGTAAGCGTAGGGATACGGGTTTCGATAGATTTTCACGTTTTGTCATGCCATACAAAAAGCATGACGGAATACAATAAGCAACAATAAAATACAATAAAAGCAAAACTAATATATTATGGCATTCTTACCTACAAATATAAAAGCACCATCTGAAGGTGGTGGAGGGAGTGGAAATTACATGCGTTTCCAACAAGGCGAAAACAAGTTCCGAATCATTGGAGCAAGCGAAGATAAACCAACACCTGGGTTTATACATGGCACATTGGGCTGGACTGTCGAGGATGGCAAGAAGCGTCCGATTCGTTGGGCAGAAGGCGAGCAAGCACCTATGTCATTCGAGGATAAACCAAGGGCATTCTATGCATTCGTGGTGTACAATTACAACGAAAGCAAGGTGCAGATTCTTGAGATGACTCAAGCAAAACTACAAGCAGAGTTATTGCAGTTGGCTAATGACGAAGATTGGGGTGATTGCAGAAAGTATGACATCAGTGTTGTGCGTAATGGTGAAGGTCTGGACACAACCTATGCAATGAATCCGAAACCTATTAAGAAGATGGATGATGATTTGCGAGCGATTGCAAAGGCAGAGTTAAAGCGAATAAACCTTCCGGCATTGTTTGATGGTGAAGATCCATTTGCAGAATTTACACCACCAGCAGAAGAGGTTGATGAAGATGGAGAACCATTCTGATGCTGCGTAAAGGTATTTCTAACGAAGCCTACCATGCAGATCCTGCTTTGGGACGGAGTCGAGCAAGTGACATGCTCGCCTCCTGTCCCCTCAAGGTGAAGCATGCGATGGGACAACCTAGTCCAAGTTCACCTGCACTATTAAATGGAAGTATGGTACATGCAGCTACACTTGAGCCAGAGATATTAGACACAGAGTTTGGGTGCAAGCCAAGTGAGATTGATGGTAACTCTAGTAGGACGAATGCATACAAGGAAGCATTTGCAGAGATGGAGCGTGCAGAACCAGAAAAGAAGTGGTTACCACCTTCAGACTACAACATGTGTCTAGATGTGTCTGCATCTGCGAGGGAGCATCCATTGATGAGACAGTATCTGTATGACGCTGACAGCAAGATTGAACATACTGGGTTCTTTGAGTTTGAAGGAGTGACATGTAAAGTCAGACCTGACTTGTACAATAGTAGACCAGGTATGGTACTTGATCTCAAGACTACACAAGATGGAAGTGAGCGTGGGTTTGCTAAATCAGTTAGGCAATTCAACTACCTATTCCAGGCAGCGTGGTACATGACTGCACTTAGGCAGATGGGTGAGCGACCAAAGGAGTTTGTATTCTTGGTCGTTGAGAAGACTGCACCATACCTAACCTCATGCTATACACTAGACAACAACGACATCGAGCGTGAAGTGCCTAATGTGATTGATGCTATTCGCTTATATGGTGAGTGCCTAAAAACAGATGTATGGCCTGGGTATGGTGATGACATCAAAACGCTAAATCTTGGTACGCCATATACAGAGAATAGATTATCTATATCTGCATTAGGACGCAAGTTTGGGGTCAGTCGAAGCTATGTTTACACGATCATTAAGAAGCACGATATTGAGGTGCGTAAGATCCGTAACAGGCAGACTGTAAGTATGTTTGAATTTTCCAATGCACTGCGTTGGGAGAACACAGGAAAGGCTGCATGATGGGTAGGAATCAAGGAGCAAAGAAGTATCTTATTACCAGCAAGAAAGCACTAAAGCTACTTGGCTTTAAATCACAGACCTCGCTCGATCAATTTCATGCGGATGAAGGATTAACCTGTTATATAGTAGATGGCATGACCTGCCGTGGTGGACGTGGATTTGCATGGGATAAAAGAGAAATTAACAAATGGTTAAAAACCGAAGGAAGGAGTTCAGAAGAATGGCTAATCGATTAGAGTTGGGTGAATTAAATAAGGTCTTGAATTTTGCCGAAAAGCATATCGAAGATCAAAACTTTGAAGGCGCGGTTGTGGTATTGCATGGGGCATTAAAACAATTAGTTGCTACCTTGAAGGGAATCGAATCTGTGTGTTATGAGAACAAACCCAATGTAAATGTTTACACTGAGTCATGCTGTGACATAAGTATTACCAGCCTGGTAAATATATGCGCAGAAGCAATGCGTGTTACAAAGGACGAGATTCTAAGCAGAAGAAGAACTCAGGATGTTGCACTAGCTCGTATGTGTGCCATCTATTTTGCACGCAAAGAAGGGTACAAGGTAGTTGAATTGAGTTCCTACTTTGCACGTGACCATAGCAATATTACACATGCGGCACAAAAGATTGATGTGTACCTGGAGTGTGATCGTGAACTCACGGAAAAGATTAACCAAGTGAGCAACATGATAGATGCCTACAAATTGAAGAAAGACTGTTGCGATGGGCAAAATTAATTCTCGATCCAAAGGCCAAAGATATGAGAGGGAGATAGCACGTTACTTATCTGAGAATGGGTATCCAGATTCACGCAGAGGGCAACAGTTCTCAGGTGGATCGGATTCCCCGGATGTGGTGAGTGACTTTCCATTTCATATCGAGGCCAAGCATGTTCAGGCGCTGAACTTGTATGCAGCTATGACGCAGAGCATACGAGATGCAGGTGAAAAACCACCATGCGTCATACACAGAAAGAATAATACCGAGAGCATGTTCACATGCAAGTTGGATGATCTAATTAAACTACTAAATGAGAAGTCATGGACTTCATAAATAACTAACAGAAAAATACTATGAATATAGCACAACAAACAATAACCACACAGATGCCTGAGTCACGATACTTATACGATAGTGAATTAGGTTTATATATCGACATACAAACAATAACCCCACAGGAAGCAAAAGAAATTCTTGATGGTCAAATAAAAAACAGGAATGTATCGGATGCAGTAGTCAAAAGATATGCCAGGCAAATGAAAGCTCTCAAATGGAAACTTAATGGAGAGACTATTACCTTTGGTAGTGGCATGCTAATTGATGGTCAGCATAGACTACATGCCTGCATTAAAGCAGATGTGCCAATAAGGGTAATATGTGTTGTCCTAGATAACAATGAAGCATTCAATACAATTGATTCTGGTAAAAGAAGAAATGTCGCAGATGTGTTTAGCATTAATGGACTAAAGCGAACAGGAGCAATGGCTGCCTCATTAGCAGTTATTCATAAGATTGACACTACAGGAGAAATTTCTGCTGCTGGTGGTGGTCGATCCGCAAGAATAGAGAACCATGAATGTGAGGAATTACTTCTTAGGTATCCCAATCTTGATACTTCAGTCAAGCAGGCACAAAAGTGGTATAAACTTCTCAAAATTAAAGCAACTGCAACTTCTTGCTTAAATTATATGTTAAGAAGGGTAGAGGGTAGGGTAGAAGATGAAGAGTCAACCACATTGGCAGACAAGTTTTTGAACCAAGTTTTTTATGGAGAAAACTTAACAAAAGGAAGTCCATGTTTGGTACTTAGAAATGCGTTTATTAAACATGTCACACACAATGCACAACCAGAGACTAGATATATTATAAAAGCAGGTATATTATGTTGGAATAATTGGTTGAAGGGTAAAAACATGGATAGAATTTCTGTTCGTAGCGATAACATGATTCCCCAACCTGACACACCAACAATCAATGACCGAGTTCGACACGAGTCTTAACATCGGCAAGCTAAGAGAGGCAGAGTTAATCGAGTTCTTCCAATCCCTTGGGCATAAACCTGTTGCAATACCAGGTAAGTTCACAGGATTTGATTTCTTCTTGGCAAATACTAAGGAAGCATACGAAGTCAAACAGGATTGGAAAGCTCATTACTCTGGCAATCTAGTGGTGGAGATTGAGATGTATGGTAAACCATCCGGGCTAATGGGAACAACAGCAGATTGGTGGATCTTTGACACGAAGGATGAGTTTATATTCATCACTCCAAAGCGACTCAAAGATATGATCATTGAGAAGAATCCACCCCTGCGAATGTTCACAGGAAAGGGTGATACACAACCCAAGAAAGCATACCTAATGCCCGTGGAAACAATAAAAAAATACGCTAAAAAGGTAGTCTTGAGGAAAGGTATACTACAAGCACCTACACTTAAATACAATGGGAAAAATTAACAAAATAATGAATAAGATATTATTTACTGCAATGTTTATCACCGCAATAATCACTTGGTTATGGATGATTTTTGCATGGACATTGGCAATCATAGGAGCATAAAAAATGACAACAGAAAAACAAGATTTACGAGTTAAAATTAACAACGAAACGCATGCATTGTTAGATGCCTACTGCGAGCAGTCTGGTACAACTAAGGGACAAGTTTTGACTGACCTTATTTGGGTCAGTATTCCACCTCGCCTCGCGCACACGCAACATATTCTATCGAATATGTATATTAATAAAGTATGTAGCACACCTGACATTTCTGAGGTCAAAAGCAAGACCCGTGGAAAGCGATTATTACCTGCTGATTTTTCACCTGACAAGCTCATAGCAGATAAAGCAGGCATCGACTACGATGGTGCGCTAGAAGCATTCAAGGATTGGGCAAATGCAGGCGGTAAGAAATACTTGGATTGGGATGCCTGTTTTCGCACTGCATGCAAAACATGGTTAAAGGAAAAGTTTCCACACCTTCGCAAAATAACATCAAGCCAAACCACGAAGGGTCTTAGATTTTGATTGATTTTGAATTAGCAGAACGAGCAGTTCTATCTGCCATGCTCAGAGATGAGAGTGGTGTATCAACTGCACAAGCAGGTGAGTCTCTTACCAAGGATGACTTTAGTAGCATGGATCGATCCTCGATCTTTGAAACGTGCCTTGAGTTAGCACCTGCAAATGAAGTTGATGTTATCATTGCCAAGCCAGAACTTGCAGATGAGGTTACCTTTCTTAGCGAAAAGTATGGTGGTGGATCTATTTCCAGGTACATCGAGTATCTGATTGAGTATCGTAACACGAGAAGCGTGGAGCGTGCATTGTGGCAAGCAACTGATGACCTCAAAGCAAGTAAACCAGCAGAAGAGATTAGCCAGACATTCGTTAACACCATTGCCAAGTCTCTTTCTCAAAGGAAGGGCGTGGTAACTTGTGGTGCTGCAAGTAAGCAAGCATATGCCGAGTTTCTTGAAATTGATGCAGGTGGTACACAAGCAATTCCAACAGGATTGGAAAAGTTAGATGCAATACTTGGTGGTGGATTCAAGAAGGGTAGCTTGTATGTCCTTGCAGCACGTCCAGGAGTAGGGAAGTCTGCTCTTGCCATACAAATGACCTATGAGACTGCAAAGCGTGGTTTAAGGGCAAGCTATGCAAGCCTTGAGATGACTGCAAGTGAGTGCAGTGCGCGTTTACTTTCCAATGTCAGTGGTGTACGCAAACCAACAGGCAAGGGATTACTCAATGCCGGGCATAAGCAGAAACTTGAGAAGCAAGTACAAGCAATGCAAGCATGGCCAATCACCTTCAAAGATGATAACCAAGCTACCATGCAAAGTATTGAGGCATTCATTGCTAAGCAAAGACTTGAAGGTGAGCTTGGTTTAATCGTGGTCGATTACTTGCAGCTCTTGAGCGTGCCAGGCGTTGAGAGCAGAGTACAGGAAATCTCGCATGTTTCTCGGACGCTAAAGAAAATAGCAATGGAGTACGATACATCTGTGCTTGCCCTTTCTCAGCTAAACCGTGCGTTAGAGTCACAAAACAGAAACCCCATGCTCTCTGACTTGCGTGAGTCTGGATCAATCGAGCAAGATGCAGATTGCGTGCTTCTCTTGCACAGAGAAACAGAAGTAGATCCAATCAGTGATGATATCATTTGCAATGTTGCAAAGAACAGGAATGGTGAGTTGCGTGCTGCCAAGCTAACCTTTACCAAGCCAACAGGTCGTTTCTCGACCCGTGTAGATGCAAGATTGCATGATAAGAAACCATTTTAGACTACAAGTGACTTACATTGTCACACATAGTATGCCATTAGAAGCCCGTAGAGGTATCTAATCGTGCGTTTCGTGATTGATACAGAAAAGTACGAGTATGGAAAACAAAACGCTTTTTAGATGCCTTCCTGACGATTTGGGGAGTATTCAATTTCTTCATCATTTGGTAAGCCAGCAGTTTCTCGCCATACTTTACGCTGCATCTCCTGCAATTCCTGCAAGGTAACTTCTTTACCTGCTTTCTTGAGAGCAGCTTGCAATTCTTTAAGATCATCTTTGCCTGGGTCGTCCCACGGGAATGCATTTGTCATAGCAAACCTTTCTTGTTTCTCTTTGTCCACCATGCAAGCACTTTCGTGCCAAACTTGAGCGCTATGAAGAGCGCCAAGCCCATGGCGAGCTTTGGGAGCAGTGAGTTGTTGTTGTCTTGTTTGCTCATTCTCTTATTGGATTTTCAAGTTGATGCTGCCAAAGAAGTCTCTCTGCATTGTAACATCTTTCCTTTGCTTCCTTAATTTCTTCGCTGGTATATCCTTTTTTGATGAGATCCTCATCGTTTTTTCTCATACCAACTAAGATACAAAGCTCTAATATTCTATCTTCGTTTAAATTGCTCATGTTGTTTCTCCTTCCACCTTATCCAAGATTGCACGCAAGTTGTCTCTTTCAAGATCCGCGCCACTATCTCCGCTATTGATTAAGTATGTGAGACATTTCTCAAACAGCTTGCACTGCTCTAAAAGCTCCGGCGCTGCTGCAATTAGGCGTGCGTTTGCTTGTGCTTCTTTCCACCCGTCCGTGGTGCGTGCAATGACGTTATCCTTGGAGTTGATTGCAAAACGCAACCCCGTGCTTTCTCCTGGCGTGCAATCTTCAATTGACCATGGTCCAGGTGTAAAAGTTTCTTGTTTCTCGCTCATAATTATATCCTTGTTTGTAATTCTAATTTAAGTTGTTTCTCCCTACATGCTGCATGCATGCATGCCCCCGTTTCACGAGGCCTTGCCACATGCTTTGCACGATTCCTTTGCTCTCTTTGTTTCCGTGCTTTCTCGCCTATCTCTAGCAATTGTTTGAGTGCTTCCGGGAATATCTCGCTTGCGTGTTTCATTCCCACCCTTTCTCTTCACGTTTCATGTCTTGCCACATCATAAAAAGCGGGAAGATCCAGGGTAAGAATAGT